ATTTAGCTCCTAAGCTCGATGGCCACGCCGATAATGCGGAACAAGCCCGTCCCGGCGTAGGTGAAGGTCAGCTGAAGGCCACGGTAGCGGTGCTCGAACGGCCTGAGATATTGGGCGGAGAGTGGCACAGACCTACGACCGCTGTCGTCCGCGTCTTTAAGCTGTACGACGATGGTGCCGAGGTCGCGGCCTTGCTCGTCTTTAGCGTCGATTTTTAGCTCCCCGTCTCCGAAGGCTTGCAGCAGCAAAGACTTACTTTGCTTGCGGCTATCAAAGGGGCCAGTCCACAGGATTGGCGTCTTGGCTGTCAGTGTGGGGGTGCTGGTGTTCTCGTCTTCAATCTTGCCGACGTTGTAAATCCCAAGCGGGGTGCCGACTGCGAATGTACCAAAGAGAAAAGCGCCACAGGTGGCGTCCAGAAAATCACTTGTCGACCAGCGCGTTTCCGTTCCGCCCTCACCCGAGACGAACGTCATAGTCAGGCGGATGGTTTTGTCGCTGGAGCCGAGTGGGAAGTACACATGGTACTGCTGTTCGTCTCGGTCGTAGACGGCGGAGATGTTTTCAGGGTTTTCGACCTGTTGGAACAGGCGACGGTATTCGAGGTCGATGCGCTCGCTGAGCTTAACCACGCCGACTTGCAGGCCGTTTTCCGAGACACGACGCAATGCGTACACGCCAGAACGTGAGCAGTACAAAAGGTCGGTGCCTGCCTGCTGGATCGTGTTGTGGCTGGCGCAGCCAATGCCGACGTTGGTGTCAGCGTCTAGCTGGATCTGATTGATGTCCGGGTCCATTTGGAAGACGAACACACGGTCGGAAGCAAAGATGACCAGCTTGTCTTGCTCGAATGAACTGAGGCCGGTGATTTCGTCAGCGGTGCCAAGCAGGTTGGCGATGTCCAGCGTGCCGGCGCGAAGGGCGCTTTCGCTGTTAGGGTCAGTGTCGTCAGCGTGTTTGTCGAGGTTGCCATCCTCCGAGACCAGCACTTTGGTGCTACTGCTCACGAGGCCCGCAAAGCAGGCGCGGTCTCGGACTGTCGTGCAGTAAGCGGGCCGTTCTTTGTTGAGGTGGTTGCTGGTGCTGGTGCGCCATTGGCTGCCCGTGTAAATGAGCGGCGGGAGGCCACGGACGGCACAGACCAGCTCGCGGTTGAACACTGTGCTGGTCGTAATGACGTTGGACGGGTAGACGAACTCAGCCTCGATCCCTGTCTCGGAGATGAAGTGAGTGCCGTCTCCGTGGACTTCCGTAAACGCAATCTGGTCTTTTGAGAAGAAGGCGACGTGCTTAATCAGGCTGTCGGCAGCACGGCGCGTGACGCCCGCGTCTCGGACGATCTGGCCACGTTGGTCGCAGAAACCATTGTTGAGGTCCACCAACGCCTGCCCAGAGCCTGTGTCCATGTTCACAGCGTCCCGACTGGTGTCGAGGCCCGTGAACTGTTCGTAGGCTACGAACTTGGTCTTGTCGGCAGAGCTGGAGCGGGTCGTCGTCATGTCGTTTTATCAAGGCCAGTATTCGGATCGGTGGTTGCCGCGTTGCGGGTCTTGTTCGTCCCGCCATCCCATGGCCGCATCTGGAGCTTGGTGTTGCCTGCCGTCTGGCGCCACAGCTCTTGGTTCATAGTGCGAGCGAACTTGGGGCCATAGGACGAGACACGTTCGCTGCCCTGCTGTTCGGCGTAATAGAACAGGAGGCCAGCAACCATGATGTTGTCAGGGATGGCGCGGCGCTCTTGCATCGCGTGGTAGTAGGGGATCGAGTGCATGGCCGTCGTGGCGTAAGGGTGCATCCGCACGTCGTCCACGACCATGTTGGCCAGTTCAATCATCATCGACAGCGCTTCGGCTTCGACGGTAGAGGCGCTGAAGTCGCCGTACCGTCGGAAGACCATGCGGCTCAAATCTTCAAGGCGACTGGTGTTGTCGCCCGAGATGTGAGGTGTCAGGACATCAGTCGTCACGGACCACTACTCCGCGCTGAAAGTCTTTCGAGCTTTCAAAAGCCTTAACGTGCTCCTCTGGCACGATGTAATAGCAGATGCCGGGGAGGCTTGGCATGGTAGGGCGGATGCCACCGACCAACAGGCGGCCAGTGTGCTCTTTGACAGTCCGATAGCGGGCAGGGCCAGAAGGCGCCTTCTTCACGACCGGCTTCGGGGCTTCGACCTTGTCGATAGTGACTTCTTTGGCCGCAGCCTTTGGGGTCTTCGTCGCCATTGTTTTCTCCATAAAAAGAAGGGGGACAGCGTGCTGACCCCCTTTATGAACGAGTTACGTTAGGTTGGCGTCCTGCTTAGCTTGCAGCGCGGCTGGACCAACCTTCGATGACCGCATGTACTTTGTCTTGCATAAGCTCAAGGCCACATTCGGTGAGATATTCCGAAACCTCAGTGTCGGCCCCGGGATTTTGACGACCTTCCAGCAGCTGGGTATCGCGACCTTCGAGGTAGCGGTACGACAGGTATGGGAAGTCCACGATGACCATGGCAGTGTCCATGCCGGGGATCTGGCGGAACTGCGGGTGCAGGTGAACCATCAGGTCGCCCGCGAAGGTGCTGTAACGGGTCAGATTAACGCCGTATGCGCCTTCCACTTGGGTTGGCTGCCAGCGGTCTTTACCGAACTGCTGAAGGTGGTTTGCCACCTTAGCACCGACGAATGCGATCTTGCTGTTGGAGCCGAACTTAAAGATCGTCTCGGTCAGCAGCAGGTCAAATTCTTCTTCGGTCATCTTGGTCGCGTTGGCGTTCACGCCAGCGTTGGCCGCAGAGATGTCGTACTTGTTCGACAGAGAGTTGAACAAGCCGCCGGTAAAGCGACGTGGCTGGTTGGTGTTGCCACCAGCTTCGTTCTTAGCTCCGAAGAACATGGCACGTTCAATGTCGCTCATGTGCAGCTTCAGCGCCTTGACCCGAGCTTCGTCCTGCTTGTCGCCGGTACGGAGGTAGGTCGAGTTCTGAGTGCCCGTCACGGAGAACGAGGTACGGAAGATCTGGCAGAAGTTTTCAACCATGATAGCGTCGAAGCTAACAGCGGTTGGGGTGTCTGCACCTTCCTGCGCCGCGAAGCCTGCGATGAACAGTTTGTCACCGACGTTCACGTCAGGGATCTGTACGCCGGCGGCGTTGGCGTCTGCGTCGACCGCGTCACCGATGTTACGGGTCACAGCAAGGTTCTGACCGTCAGAGCCGTAGTCGGCAGTGACGTGCATTACTTCGCCGGTACGACCGTTCACAACAATCGCGCCGTTGATTGCGAATTTGTTTTCCGCATCGTCAACAAGCACGATAGGGCTGTTGCCCGCCGTGTTGGCGGTGTTCACGGTCATAACGCGTTCTGGCAGCTCGTCTCGGAAGTTGCGAAAAGCCGGGTCATTCGTGCTTTCGGACTGGCCCATAGCGAGCAGAGCATTGAGGGGCGCGTTGCCCGACGGCTCAAGAAGGGTAAAGAGTTCACGGTAGTTGCGTGGACGGAAGGTCGTGTCGAACTGACCAGTGCCGCGCAATCCTTGGATTGGGGTGCTCATAGCAAAAAATCCTCAGAAGGAGGTTATGTAAGAAGGGTGTCAGCTCGCGGGATTTCCGTCGCGAGTAATAGCGCATGTGGGGCCGAAGCGCCGCGCTGTAGGGGTGTTATACAGTGTACACCCCTACGCTGTCAAATATGCGGACTAGCCGAAGCGCTTGGTCATCGCCGCTTCGGTCATTTGGTCAAGCGGCGTGGTGGCTTCGGTAGGCGCGGCAGCCTCTGCTGCGCCCTGCCCAGCAGTGTTGCCCATGGTGCCATTGAACGAGAACGCTTGGCGGCGCTGCGCTGCTTGGCGCAGACGTTCCATCTCGGGCTGGTTGCGCATGTTTGCGAAGTCACTCATGGCCCGGTCTGCGAGGGCAGGGTCTACGAAATCATCCGTCGTGTAACCGCGTTCGTAGATGAAGGCCATAAAGTCGTTGGCGCTGTCAGTGGCCGTTGTGCCAAGATGGCGTTGAGCCGCTTGGTCGATATTGTTGCCGATCCTCTGCTGCATAAGCTGCCCCTGCGTCATGGCCTGCTGCTGGCCGGCCTGACGGGCGGCATTTGCGACGCCTTGGCTTTGGGCCAACAACTGCTGCATCATCTGGGTCATCTGCGCCAGTCTCTGGTCGGTCGCATTTTTGCTGTCGACCAGTTCACGGTACATGGGAGGAAGCGTAACGGCGTTCTGCTCCTCGTACTGCGCGAGCATGTCGCCTGACAGTAGGTCGTTGGAGGCCTGTCCTTTGTCTGGCTGCTGCGTGGTGTTTGGCTCACCGGACTGCTGGCCCATGGTCGGGTTGTGCTGCTTGGCTTTGAGGGCCGCGATGATCTCGTTATTCATGGTGTCGGCATCGAGACCGGTGCGTTCCATGAGCTGGTTCACAGTGTCGATGACCGGCTTCATCTGTGAGTGCTTGAAGTTGAGGTCTCGGTAGCGCTCGAACGTGCCGGCGATTTGCTTGTCGGTCAGCTCGCGCTCGGTATCCCCGAACTTGATTTTGTAGAGAGCAGACAGTTCCTCGTTGCCCAGCTGTTCGGCAGCAGGCTCCGTGATTTTGTCGGCCTCGGTTTGAGGTGCAGCAGCCTTTTCGGTTGCTTCCCGGTTGTCGGTCTCGTTTACCTGCGGTTCTGCTGGGGCAAGACCTTGCGCTTGGTTTACGCGGTCAATCAGATTGTCAGCCATGGTTTATTCCTTCCGGCCTTGGCGGGATGCGGGATCATGCGCCTCTATTGGCAGTTCGTTGGTGAGCTGCGCGATCCTGCGTTGGGGGAGGTCAATCACCATCGCGGCAGCATCTACGCGGCCACGACGCCAATGGAGTTCTTCGTTTGTGATGTCGGGGGTCTGGCCGAGGTTGACCACGGCGCTGTACATCTCCCGCTTCATGACCGCGACAAGGTCGTGCCAGCCGGGATGTTTGGCAAGGTCTTCAAGCGCCTTGAGCTTGGCTCGGATTTCGCGTTCAGTCATCGACAAGCCACGCCTTCACTTTGGAGGCCCACCTGCGCTTGGGCTTCGGTTGGTCGGTCAGATGCAGTGGTGGCATGTGGCCGTCTTTGTCGAGACACAGGAACGCCTTGTAATCGTAGACAGGGCAGTCGCGGATCACGACTTCGCAGTGGCCATGGAAGGTGACGTTGCCGTCGTAGGCGGCACGGATTTGCTCGCAAAACTCGCGCAGCGTGACGATCTGCTTGGTACTGAAGTCGTCCTTGGCGTCTTGGCCGCCGTGCATGGCGATGGCGATGGTGCCCTTGTTGTGACCCTTCTGAGCGGCTGGCGTGCGCTCGATGTCTCGACCGGCGCTGATGCTGCCGTCTTTATGTATCATGTAGTGATACCCCACGTCGGACCAGCCTCGGCCAAGGTGCCATTGACGCACGACTTCAATGTCGTCGTGGTGGTCGTAGCTGCTGGCCGTGCAGTGAAGAAAGACGCGGTCGACGTCTCTGTCGGGGCGGGTGAAGGATGTCATGCCGTCTCGCTGTAAGGTGTACAAATTCTTTACACCTTTTAGCTGGGCACTGCTACCCCGTCATCAAGCCGCCGGCAAAGATGAATGCCGCGAATTGGGCCACAAAGGCACCGACTATAAAAAGGACGACCTTGTTGGCGTTGGCATTTAAACGGGTCTGGGCGTCCTTAATGTAGGACAGGTCGGACTTCATCACGGCCAATTCGACGGCGAGGTTCTTCACGTCGTCTTGGGCTTTTCGCAGCTCGTCGACGTCCCTCCGCAGTTCGGCGGTCAGAATTTCTAGGTTCTGGATCTTGAGGTCGACGTCCACTGGGAAGGCTCCGTTCAGGTTTGGTGGATGTTAGGGGGCAGGGGCAAGCATGTCGTCCGGGTTACGGCTCTGAGCTGTGAGCGTTGGTCACGTTGAAGCGGTAAAGCGCGTAATCGTTTGGGTGGCTGCTGTCGCGGTTGAATATGTAAAAGTAATTACCGTACCCAGCGATGGCGTCTGTGGAACTAAGATTAAGGCTGGGTGCCCCACCTGAAATCTGTGCCTCCAGATTGTCCATGTCGTCTACGTTGACCAAGTCCCCGACCTTGCTGCTCGACCCGACGAAATCGACCACCTCGACCCTATCGCCATTGTCTGCGAAAATGATCGTGTCGTTGCCTGAGTGGCTGCACACGGCTACGCCATTTTCAAACGAGCCACCGGTAATCCCGTTGAGGGGGAGGTCCGACGCCACAATCGAGCCAGCGCTACTACCGCTCCAACCTGTGAGCTTTTCGTACCTTGCTGTGCCGCTCGAAGTACGGTCATAAAGATAGACAGCCCCGTCTGGCCCCAAAAAAGTGCCGTCTGGCCACCCAGCCACGTCGTTGTTCCAATTCGAGACTTGGCCAATCAAATCCCAAGTGTCTGTCGCGCCAGATATACTACACCGCCACAAGCACGGGGCGTCATACCCGTTGTGATCGTCCTCTCTGGAAAGGCCATAAAGTTTGCTGCCGCTTGCCCACACATGGTCGATGTGGCGGTGGTCAGAGGCCGACCCTAGCTGCCCTGATGCAATCGACGGCATGTCCCTAGTGCCAACGTCGCCGTTATTTCTGAACTGGCCGTTGGTCAAGTCTACCTCAAGTATCTGTGTCTCCTCGAAATCGCTGTCGCCATTTGTGTTCAACTGCAAAAGATACAGACGCGTCTGGGTGTTTACCGCCGCATCGAAGTATTCATTCATGCCGGAGGCTTCAAAGTTTGCGAGCTGGCTGGCAGTTGGCCCGCCAAGATGCGTGCCGCCCGTGATCTTGGTGACGTCTGTAACCTCTATGTTGTGGCTGATGGAGTTACTGATGCCGTTCGAGCCTGTCACCGAGGCTGTGATTGTGAAGGTCGTGTTCGTATCTACACCGCCAAACAAAAACTGGTTGGCGTTTGCCCGGATCCGCTTCACCTTCGTCCCCAACCTTGTCGCGTTGGAGATGTACACGCCCGCTGGGGGTTGGCTGCCAGTGGTCGTAATCGTGATGTGGTGTCCGAGTTCCGTCCCGTCGGTATCTGTTGCTGAGAAGTCTGCAAGGGTCGTGTTGACGAAAGGGTATTCGGTCTGAGTGGTCTTGCCAAACTCAACCGTCATGGTCGGAGGCGCATCATCGACGTCGCCTATATTGACTGTCACGGAGTAGGCGGGGCTGACGTTGTTAGCGTAGTCGCTGACAGTGACTTGGAAGGACAGGGACGTCGTCGTCTCGTAGTCCAGTGCAGAGTTGTTGGCCACTGTGATTTGGCCGGTGTTCGATATGGCAAAAGTCGAGTTGCCCCCCACAATCGCAAACTCGTAGGCACTAGCGTCTGCCACGACCGTGCCTAACACTGTGCCGGTGGCGCTGTTTTCATCGACGGACAGGGCGGACACGGTGTTGCCCTGCGCATCCTCCAAGTGTGAAATGACGGGAGGGGCCAGATCGGTCACGCCGATCATGTTCATAGTGAAGACGGCCATTAGCTTACTCCGACAAACCCGGCGATAATCTCAGCGGATGTCGAGTTGTTGGGGTCTGGGTCCAAGACGAAGCCAGAGATCACGAGACGGCCCGATGAGCCTGTCAGGGTCGGGGCTGAGCCACCGGGCCACTTGATCTGACCTTGTGGTTCGATTGTCAGACTGGTGTTGGTGCCGTCTTCCTTAACGACGATGGTGAACGGCTGCATGTTGCTGCACAGGTGGCTGTTGGTCAGCGTCAGCGTGCCGCCGTTGGTTCGGTCGAAGACGTAGTTGTTGGCCGTGGACATATCGAAAGCCGTGTTGCTGGTGCTGTCGATTGCACCTTTGGCCACACCTTGAATGGTCAAGTCGTCGATGGTGGCGTCTAGGCCGCCGACGAAGTTGGCGATGTTGCTGGGCGTGGCGTTGAGGTCGTTGGCCACGGTGGTGATGGCTTGGCCAGCGCCCACGTTGTCGGCCACGGTTGTGACCTTGTCGATGTTGTCGGCAGTGATCTTGATTTTACTGGTTAGGCCGTCGTCGAGATCGTCCGCGACTACAGTAACGTCGAGACCTGCGCCAATTTGCTGCGAGACGGTGGTCAAAGCCGCGATGTTGCTGCTGACGTTGTTGACGTTGGCGATGGCACCCGAGACCGCTTCAATGTTGCTGTCTGCTAGGTTCAGATCGGCGGCCACGACCGTGACGGGAAGGCCAGCGCCGAGGTTGTCACTGACCGTCTCGATCTTGCTGGGCGTGGCTTCAAGGTCGGTCGAGACAGCGATAAAGCCTGTGTTTGTGAGGACGTCGTCTCTGGCGTCTCGGACGTCGGCCAAGATGCCAGCGGTGTTGGTCGTGATGAGCTGGGTGCTGGTGCTGCCAGTAAAGTCAGACTGACTGACGAAGGCGCTGGTGTTTGCCTTGACGACATACAGATCTACGGACGTGCCGTCGTCTACCGTGACAAGGTCCAGAGTGTTGTAGGCTACGCCATTGGCGTAGTTGCCCCGGTCGTTGAAAAAGCCAACGAGATCTTCCCACGGGTTGCTGTCTGACGTGCGGTACTGGAGTGAGGTCTGGCCGCCCGTCTGGTCGATGCGGAACTCTGGCAGGATTGTCTCGGGCGCGAAGTTGCCGTTGGCATCGAACAGGTCGCCCATGAGCTGGGCAAGCGTGCGGCTCCCAATCTCGGCGGCTTCGAGATACGTGTCGATGTTGTGGGTGCCGGTCTTACTGGACTTAAAGTCTAGCTGCTCAAGGCGGGGGCGGGTCTGAGGCATGAATAATCTCGCACTGGTGTAGTGCGAGATTACTGAGGCTGTGCAGGACTGTCGTCCCGGTTAGCGTGTAATAAGGCTAGTGGCCGTAATGCGGCCCCAGAGGCCCACAACGCCAGCCGCAACGGTAACGACGGTCAGAGCCATGTCTGTCAGCTCCCCCTCGAAGGGGCCAATGTCGATGCCAACTGACCGAAGGCCAACGCCTGCGAGCATGATAAGGGTGGCCCATACGGTTTTGCTGGCCCACCATGCTTTTGTTTCGGACATTTGAAGTTCCTTTGTTGTTAGGAACTACAGCCATAGACGCAGCTGTGAGACGCTGTCGTCCCGGTTACGCCCAGACGCGGTGGGGCGTGTCGGGCGTGACGCGGTAGGCGGACAACGCCTCCATCTCGGGGAGGTAGGTGTCGTTAATCAGGCGAATGTTGACGTGCCATCCGGGGAGCGGAGCCGTCTCGGGGTAGGGGATGCCATCGTCCTCTAGCATTACGCCCGTCGGCTCAGAGATTTCGCCGACTACGTCGATGGCGTAGTCCTGCGTGTTCATGAGTAGGTAGGGAGCGCCGTCGGCCACCAGTGTGGTCTCACCTGTTTCCTCGTCCACGACTGAGCGGAGCGGCTGGTGGAAGAATGCGTCGAGCGCCGTGTTGGCCTCGGCCTCGCTGTCGAAGCGCAGGTAAAAGTCGATCATGTCGTTACGTCCAAGAGGCCCGCGTCACCGATGTCCTCGTACCAGATGTTGAAGGTTTTGATCGTACCCATGAAGTCGGGGCCGATCTCGATGCTGGACGCAGACAGGGGTGGGAGCGCCGTGGGCGTCGTATCTTCCGTCAGGACAGTGCCGTCCACGGCGGCGTTTGTGAACGTGGTCCCGTGGCGCGATGCGATGCTAAACGGGACGAGGTTGCCGGGCGAGTAGATGCTCGCCGAGCTGTTGACCAAATCGTAGATGTTGTTCTCGATTTGCTGAAACGAAATCCGACCTGTTCCGTAACTGGAGTGGGTGTCGTAGTTCACGCGGATTTGGTTGTTGTTGTCTTTTTTCCACCGCCAGAAAACGTGCTGCATAGACTGGTCTTCGTCCGCAAATGTCATGCGGCCCGCGAGGTGTACCGAGATGGCAGCATTCGAGCCTGTTGGCCAGCTCAGCCCGCTGCTTGGAACCGACAGCGTTTGCGCGGCCCGTGTGGCGGTGCTACCCGAGGTGGCGATGTAGGAGGACGCGGTCGAGCCTTCCTCAAATTGCATCCCCCAAACAAGCAGCTCGCCGTTTGTGTCGGTTCTGACGACCGCCTGTACCGATGTTCTGTCGCTGGCTGAGCTCACTGCACTAAACGTCAGCCGTGTCCATTCTGTGGTGCTTAGGTCATGGTACACGTCTTCAGAGAAAACGCCTGTAGTGGCGCCGCCAAAGAAGCCAATCCTTAGCTTCGCTTTGGTGCCAGCGGTCACGCCCTTCACCCAGCACGACATCGAGTACGATTTGTTTGTCGCCCCGCTCAAAGCAACCGTCGTGTAGTGGTAAACAGAACCAGAGGTGGCGGTCAAAAGAGTGGCCACGTTGGAGCCGGAGGGCGCTGGGTTATTCGTGCTGGTGATGGTTCCGCCAGCCCCGCCAAAAGCCCCGTCCTGCGAGAAGTCTGCTGAGTATGGCACCATATTCGTGCGTGCCTCGCTCTCAAGCAGTATCCCCTCGTTGATCCATGCTGAGCCATCCCATACGTGGTGGCCTGTCCGGGCTGCGTTGCTGCCGACTGTTTCAAGGACGCCGGATGAGTTCACGCGGGTGCTTGACGAGGCGCAGGTGTAGAACGTGCTGCCGCTGCCGCTCTGCCCGCTGTATCCGCCGCCACCGGATGCAGTTGATAAGGTGAAGCCTGACCCCGCGAGCTGCGGTAAGCCGATGAGGGCGGATTGGTAGTCTTCGGCCAGTGCC